TAGTTTGTAGCGGCTTTCCACTTGGCATCATTCACACCCCAAGTCATCACCTCGGTGATATAGCGCTTGGTCTTTCGTGATGGAGGTACTGGCGGCCGAGTTTGTTGGTCTGGTTTTATTTCTACTAAATAGGTTTTAAGTGTACCCGATTTATCACGCACCTGAATCTTGAAGTCTATGAAGTATCGATGAGCCCTGTTGTCTACTGGTGATATGTAGGGTATAATAGTCTCCTCTGAGTTCCACTTGAGCACAGAGGAGTTTGTGTCGCACCATATCGCAAACTTAGTCTCCCAGCTTGAACGCATGATGATGTTAGTCGGGTCTCCAACGTATTTATGTGTGTTGATGGGAGTGTACTTGCGTTTGTGAAACATAGATAAATATAAAGAATGTACAACTATTTATAGGATGTAAAGCATGGAACCTGACAGCATCGCAGAACCCGGCATAGGACCTACTACGGCTGTGCCTGGGAGCGGTTATTCGGGTAAGAGTTTTGACACCACTGGATCAAAATACGACGTCAGTAATCATTCATATCCCAGTGATCTTATGGGAAAGCTTAAGGAATACGGCAACAACTACGTGATCTTTTACATCAACGTCAATGATGCCGCGAAGATGTTAGAGAATCCAGATTCAATCTCTGCGCAGACCGTAAACATCGACGCGTCTGAGCGTGATAAGAGCGTCTTAAGTAGTCAAAACATTAGTGGAGTCGACGCAGCTACGGGCGCAGCCTTTTTAGGTGGTGGTACCGGTGCACTTACTGGTGGTGTTACTAGTAAAAATGCTAATGGTTCTAACCGTGGTGCTATTACAAGTTTTCTTGGTAGCGGCGCTGGCAAAGGTGCTGCTATTGGGGTCGGTGCAACAGCCGCACTTGCACTAGAACGTCCTAAAGGTGCGAGCTTTCAACGCAGTCAAAAACGACTTAAGACGGCGATCGCGTTGAACGTTCCTAATCAACTGTCTATCAGATATAGTTCTGATTACGGAAGCGAAGACGTGTCAACATTTCAGATAGGTCTAGAAGTTGCAAACGCTGCGTCACGAGCATATGAGAGTGGAATGTCATCACTTCCTCAAACTGGTAGCACCGCTGCTGCCGTAGCCGCCGCACTCTCATTAAGGGCGGCTGGTGCAGTCGGTGGTTCTGCGTTGTCGTCTATAACTGGATTAGCACCTAATCCAATGAAGGAACAGATATTCAAGGGTGTTGATTTCAGATCATTCACGATGGAGTATATGTTTGCTCCTAGGAATGAGGCTGAAGCACAAAATGTTCTAGGAATCATCAAGGCGTTTAAGTATCACATGCTACCTGAATTCAAAGGTGGTGGTAACTTCTTATTTCTTTATCCATCTGAGTTTGACATCACATACTTTAATGGTGGCAGGGAAAACTTAAACGTTCATCGTCACACGTCCTGTGTGTTAACAGAGATGAACGTCAATTATACACCTCAGGGTATGTTCAATACGTTTAAGAACGGCATGCCGACACAGATAGGCATTAATATGACGTTTAGAGAACTCGCTATCGTTACAAAAGAATCAGTAGCAAGGGGTATGTAATGTACTTTAGTAATTTTCCAACAGTCGTACATGACTTTGACCTACCAAACGGAAAAGATTATCGTCTGATCGCCGACATCACTCGTAACGTACGGTTACGAAAGGCGATCTTAGATAACATCACGCTCTATGATTACTATGATATAGTAGAGGGTGAGACTCCTGAGATCATCTCTGAAAAGATATACGGTACGCCATACTATCACTGGATCATTATGCTGGCTAACCAGCGATACGACTACATAGAAGACTTCCCGTTAGCGCAGTTTGAGCTTGAGTCTAAGATCGCAGCACTGTATTCGTCTGGTGACGACACACATCATTTCCTGTATAACGGCGTAGTGTCAGAGGCAGTGGTTGTGATGGGTTTTACTGGATTAGCAGCATCAGCTTCTACACTGTTGGCCGCCATCAGCGTTGGTGACATCTTAAAAAATAACACTAATGGTTACACAGCTCGTGTAGACTCCATCGACTTATCTACATTGACAGTTACCTGTAGGATGCGATCGGGTAACTTCAATAAGAATGACTCTGTGACCGTATTAAGGTCCATTGCTCCCGATGTTACTAAACCCACAGTCAGACAGTCCGTTAACATAAGTGCTCAGAGCCCCGGCATCTTGATGGTGTCATCATTCGTACTGACCTCATCATACAGCGCGGTGTCTAACTCACAGTATGAATACCTTCAGAATGAAGCGAAACGCAAGATAAAGATCATTGACCCTGGGTTGGTGGCTACCATACTAAAAGAATTTAATAGTATCCTATGAGCACTGCTGATACTTCTACCGAGTCTCTTAATTTTGCGGGAGAGATAGTTCTTCGAAAGATAGAACTACTGTCGTCTTCTGAGTATAAGTTAGACATTCGTGATCAAGTATTAAGCATCGAAGTATATGAGGACATCTTCTCACCATTCATCACCATGGCCATCACGCTTCGTGAATCACTTGACTTCATCAACGCGCTCCCTATACGTGGTGAAGAGATCATCACAATAGAACTAGCAACACCAACTTTTGATAAGCCCAACACGGTTATAACCGGTAAATTTTATGTCTATAAACTAGCCGACCGTGAACTCATCACCGATCGCAACTCGGTGTACACATTGTACTGTGTATCATATGAAGCGCTGACTGACTTAAACGTTAAGTTGTCTAAAGCTTACAAGGGTAACATCGCGGAGATCGCGGCGTCTTTTCTTTTTAATGATGGGCTAAACACCGAGAAGAACGTCAACATAGAGCCAACACAGAACACGACGATGTACATCTCTAACTTCTGGTCTCCCATAAAGAACTTAAACTACGCAGCGGCCGCAGCAGTCAATAAGAACGACAACCCTACGTACCTATTCTTTGAGAACAGGGAGGGATTTAACTTCGTATCGCTTGACCTATTATATGACCTACCCGTGTATCAAAAGTTCATCGACAACAACTACGTACGTGACACATTACCCGATGGTACTTCTATTAGAAACATAGAGAAAGAGTATCAACAGATCATAGAGATCAAAGTACGCAGCAACTTTGACATCCTTAAGAACATCAACGCCGGAACTTACGCGTCTAGAATATACTCATACGATCTGCTTCGAAAAAAATACTACGTTAAAGACTACGTAGCCTACGATCAGTTTAGTAAGATCAATCACCTCAATGATTTCTCCATAAACTCAGACTGGCTACCCGTAAAGCCGGTCAACTTCATCTATAATGACGTCAGGCACTTCTCTGTATTTAATGGGTTTAATGACGTGTCAAACACAGAGATCATGCAGACTAGAGCTTCAGCTATTCAGTTGTTGAAGAGCAATATGATAGAGATTAAAGTTAATGGTAGGACTGACTACACGATTGGACAGAAGGTCTACGTAGAACTCACTAAGCCAGCTCCTGTAAATGAAAACGACTCCGCAACAATGGACAATGTTACCGGTACAGTCGACACCTCCTTGTCAGGTAACTACCTAATCACGGCAATAAATAACATCATCAATCGCGAGAATCACACCGCGATCCTTGAGTTGTGCAAAGATTCTTCAGTGGAATAAACAATGATATATACAGGATGTGTAGAATCTCGTAGTGATCCATTAAAACTCGGTCGCTGTCAAGTCAGAATAATAGGCCTGCACACCCATGATAAGACTGTACTGCCGACGGACCAGTTGCCTTGGGCAGTACCCATGCAGTCAATCACGTCTGCGGCGATGAGTGGCATTGGATCAACACCACTTGGATTAGTAGAGGGTACTTGGGTCTTAGTCGTCTTTCAAGATGGAGACAATCAGTACCCCATCATGATTGGTTCAATAGGCGGTATTGAACAGGAACCTGTTGCTCCTACTTCAGACAACTCTGCGTTGCAGCTTAACGTTGACGGCGCCGTCACTGACACTAATGCTCAGTCTGGCAACACTGTAGATGGAAACGGTGATGTACTAACTAGCTCTGACGGTACACCTGTAGTGTCTAGTGATGGTACACCTGTCACGACGGGTACCGCCACCACAGATCCTACTCCAAAACCTGACCCGTTACCGAGTAGTCCTAAAGTAACCACCGGAACGGTGCCTCCTGCAAATGCTAAAGCCGGCATCGATGCACTCAACGCCGCGATGGACGCAGTAGGTTTCACCGGTAAGTATGGGCGCGCAACAATACTTGGCATTGCTGGAGGTGAGTGTGCTTGGGTGCCAAAGCCTGAGGGTTATAGCTACTCTGCCGAATCACTACCTAAGATCTTTGTAAAGACCTTTGCTAATAAGCCAGACCTCATTGCCCAGTACGCACGCTGGAAGGGTAGCCGTGAGACGTTCTTTAACTTTGTCTACGCGCCTGAAAACAATGGTGGTTCATTGGGTAACACACAACCCAGTGATGGCGGAAAGTACTATGGACGAGGGTTTATCCAGTTGACAGGTCGAGCTAACTATACAAAGTATGGTAAGTTGGCGGGTGTCGACTTGGTGTCTCAACCTGAACTACTAAACGACGACTACGCACAGTCTGCTAAAGTCGCAGTGGCGTACTTCAAGGATCGCGTAAAGGTGTCTGACTCAGACCCTAGTTATTTTCAGGCAGGATTGAAGGCTATCGGCGGAGCTCAGAGCGGGTGGCCAAAGAAGGAGTCGTACTACCAGTATTTTCTTGGTGACCCTACGCCACCTCCTCAACAGACTGACAAGAGCTCAAGTCCTGGCGAGGAGGCGCAGTCAACGCCTGTAGCTGACAATGGTCTACCCGCTGATAGGCAGCAGAACTTAGTCATGGGCTTTGCCGATCCTAACATGAAGTATCCGCTTCGTGCATATATCGGTGAACCCGATACTAACAGGTTAGCACGCGGTAAGATCGAGGGTACGATTGTAGAATACAAGGACCAGAAACTACTAGACAATGTCATGACTGGCGGCGGAGTGACTTGGAAACAGCCTCCTATTCCATATAACGCTAAGTATCCCTACAACAAGGTGATGGAGACTGAGTCAGGGCACATCATGGAGTTTGACGACACTCCTGAGAATGAACGAGTACACATCTATCACCGCAAGGGTACCTACACCGAGATAGACGCCAACGGCACACAGGTCAATCGAATAGTTGGTGACGGCTACGTCATTACCGAGCATAATGGTTACGTCTACATCGGGGGTGACTGTAATGTAACCATCAATGGCACAGCGCGCGTGCTAGTAAATGCAGACGCAGTTATAGACGTCACCGGTGACACCAAGCTTACCGTCGGGGGTAGTATATCTGCTTCTGCTGCTGGAAGCATATCACTGATCGCCGGTACAGAATTAAAGATAAAGGCCAACAACATCTTGATGGAGTCGACGACTGACGTCAACATCACAGCGGGTGGTGCTAATAAATTGACTTCATCTAGTAACTTTGAAGTAAATGCAGGTGGTGACGCCAACATCGAGGGTTCAATAGTCAACCTAGCAAATGGTGCGGCTAGCGCCGCCCCTTCTGGTCTTGGGGATCCCCCTAAAGCGGGCACTAAGAATACACAGACGTTTAAGCAGCTTCAACCACCTCCGCGTAACATAGAAGCTGACCTAGGTTACGAGACGCCTGATGAGAACAAGACACCAGGTGCCGCGGCCTATCATGAAGACAGGCCTGTGTCTGAGACTGAACCTACTACGACTGAGTCTGAACCAGCACCGACTAACACCGCGACGTCTACAGACTCAGACTGTACGATCATTCATGGCATGGCTTCATTTCCTGAGTCATTCGTGCTATACACAGACAAGACTGGTTACAACTGGACTGTCGGTAAGGTGTTGAATCACAACAACCTGACACCAGGTACCTACAGCATGGGTCCAGGTCGAGGCATGAAAGCGATGACGATTCAAGACATCATGTGTAACTTAAAGGCGCTCTGTGTCAACATCCTTGGTCCCATCAATGAGACTATCGGCACCGTCGGCAAGTCTTGGACGATGACCTCCTGCTACAGGTCCTACGTGCCTGCTGGTGGATCGGCGACTAGTCAACACCTGAGCGGTTGCGCAGTAGACATATCTCCCGCGGGTAACTACGGCTACAAGGCGAACTATGACTGGGCCGTTAAGTTGGCTGCGATACTTCCCTTTGACCAACTGCTACTTGAGTACAGGGACGCCGACAAGGGACACCCTAAGCGGTATCAGTGGATCCACGTCTCC